TGTTAAGGTTGCACCCGTGCTATTATACACCTCACGCACTACCGTGAGAGCTTGATCAATTGTTGTGGGGAAAGTGGCAAGCGTGCCATCGCCCTTTATGTATTGCGCTCCAGTACCAGCCGCCGTAACGGCAAGAGTGCCGTTGCTAGTGAGAGGGGAATTGCTAACCGTAAAAGCGGCTGGCATAGTTAATCCAACACTTGTAAGTCCCGTGTCCGTGTCCGTACCGTTTACCCATGCCGTACCGTTGTACTTCAGCACTTGGTTAGTAGTAGGTGAAGTAATGGTGACATCGCCTAATTGCCCTAGGTTATAATCTCCCTCTGTTGCAACTACCGCACCAGTCCTTCCGAACACACTTGTTACGGGAGCGGTGTCGTAGTCATTCCATGATGCTTGTAAGGTAGAGCCGTCTTGCTTGGTTAGGGTAAGTGTCTTGGTTGTCGTACCGCTAACGGAGGCAGCAGTCAAGCTCCTATTATATGCCGTGTCCCAAGTCGCTTGTTCAGCATCGCTTGGCAAACTATATCCACTTGCATATGTTACCGCTAGAGTGCCACTTTGTGTCAAAGGGCTATTGGCTACGGAGAAACCCGTAGGCATAGTCAAACCAACAGAGGTGAGATTTGTAGCCGCTCCACTAGCACTATAATCTAAATTTATATAGATTGGGCTTACATCTCCGCCACCAATAGTCACTTCGGTTACATCATAGGTAACCTTTATGACTGGTTGGGTTGAGGTGTATGTTACTTTAATTAATATCACGATGTTACTTGTGTTTGTACTTCAACGTATCCTTGCATCCAAGTGTATTTGTTTGAGGATATTGTCACCTCAAGTTCGTAAGTATATTCACCAGCGGTGTAACCAGCAGTAGTAGTTGGAGTCAAAGTAACTTTTCGGGTGTAGTTATTGATTTGAACAAAGTCGGCATTTAGCCACTCTATCATAACCGTACCACTCGTATTCTTCGCTTGTAATTTAAAGGAATATGTTGAAACATCAATAGGCGTTTCTTCACATTGATCCTCATAGAAAGAATAGGAGATGACATAAGTATCGCCCTTCTTTATTGGCTTCATATTAAGTTCTCCAATCATATTCTATCAGCTTTATCTTTTAATTGTAATTTTATCTCATTGAGGGCTTGCATGATTTCCTTGAATTGCTCTACGGTTTCATCTTCCTTTTTCTCTAGGGTTTTAAGCCTAAGATCATGCTCTCTAAATTTTACCTTCATATCGGTATAAATCTTGATCCCAATACCGGCTAAACCGATCGTTTGAAAACCTATGACTACCCAAAAATTCGATTCCATTTGTCTAAAATTACATAATTTTTTATAATGTTAAATATGCCGCTTTTACCGTCTTGCCATTAAAGGATGTACCAATATTAATCTCAAAAACCCCAGCACTTGGGCTTGTGACCGTATAGTTATAGTACCAAACGCCTTCAATACCTACCGCAACTAATTTATATGTCGCAGTATCTCTACCAGTGATCTTTCCACTTGAGACGGTATAGCTATCAACACTCGTTATTTCAGTTAGAGGCCCAGAGCCTTGTAAAGTGAATGAATAACTAGCATAATTGCCAATTGTTGACTCAATAGCTAAATCTTGAATAATGCAATTAAACTTGTAAACCTTGTAATTCCCTTGTGGATCAATGATGTCTAAATAACCAATAAATTCTGAATCTGTACCCTCAATAAAACCATCAAAAAATGTAAATGGTTGCATATTGCTTTGTGCAAGTTTTATAAGCCCATTTCCGCTTACACTAAAACTTTGTCTATTTGGCAAATATTCACGAAATACTCCATTTGTTCTTGGAGCAAGTTCAAGAAAATCCCTAGTAATACTTAATGTAGCATTTCTAGTACAAGCAAATGGGTAAACATTACCACTTGCATTGGTGACCGCTATGACTAAACCTTCAGATTTTATTGCATCCGCCATATTAATTTGTTAAATATCTGTCAACATAAGTATCAAAAGTTTGTGCGGTGCTAGATGTATAGCTAAAACTTATACTACCACCAGTTAAATCAAGTGAATAAATATTCGTATCAATCCAAACACTCAATATGTCACCATTCGCTAATGATACGCCATTTGTACTCAAATCTACGTTAAAATATTCTGGGTTGTTATTTATGTAAACTTGTGCAGTATTTATCGCTGATCCGTTTTTGTATAGTTTAAACTCAACCGGGCTTGTACCTGAGCTTGTGATAGCTCCAGATACATTACACGCAATATTTACGGTTATTGTAGATGCCGCATTATAAGTTATGTTTGTAGTGCCTCCAAGTGTAAAATCAGCTGCACTAATAATTGTCCAAGGGACATAATTTGTTGAGCTATAAGACCCAGTGGTTACATCAGCTTGAAAGTTCTTTGTAACATTTGTACCGGGGTCTTTTGTGCTATCATAAACCTCAATCAATGTTGCAGACCAAGTTGCCGCATCAAAATCAATTTCACGCATATTTAAGACATAATATATCTTATTGGGGTCATCATCAACAAATATAAATGTGTTGATAAGACCTATTGGGTCTGTATTGTTATTGAATTTAAGGCCAAAACAATTGACATCTATCTTATTGCGATTATACCTATTATGCTCCCAAATAGGAATCAATGCTTGTTGCAAAAACGGATATCTTTCATCAATATATCTATATCTAAACCATTCTGCATTTGTAAAAGTTAATTGATCTGACTCAAATAAGCTACCCTTAAAATTATAGCTGACATTATCTTCTAAATAAGTTGTAGTGGTATATTCGTTTCTTAGGGTTGCAGATTTTTCATAGTAAACTTCATGTCCGGTAATATTTGACCTTCTGTCATCTATATTAAATATGGGTATTGTTTCACAAGAGAAATTCTTAACCTCTATTTGGTTATCTACATACCCGTCTCTCAATAATCCCCAAAATTGCATTTTAAATTTTCCAGCGTAAGGTATTGGTTCAGATGTAACAGAAATAGTCTGCCAATCTGTTGCATATATATCTTTCACTGGATCATAAATTATTCTCAATTGCGCAGTAGGATAATCAAGAGAAGCATTATCAGCAACCCATTTACCATCTTTATTTAACCAATAATCACCAGATGATGTCTCAAGAAATAAAGCTCCGATAATTATATCTTTATCGCCAGAATTAGCAACACCATCGTTTATATAATCTTGCAATTCACTAGCCGATGGTGTGAAATCTTTATATCTTACATCAAAAGTTAATTTTATTGTATCTAATAATTTTACATAACAATATTCAGATTCTATCCATGAATATTCATTATCTCTTAATCTAAAAAATGCTTTTCTTTCACTTAAAATTGTATCTATATATACTTCACTAACTCTATAAGTTCCAGTATTTGCAACTGGTGCTAATAATGTGCCGTAATAAAAATTCCAATTATCTAAAGAATATAATTTTAAAGATGCGTTTGAGCTTATTAATGTACCTCTTGTAAAAGATGAATTAGGCACACATTCAGCAAACATTTCATAGTTTTTCTGAATTGTGTCACGCTTTGTACGTCTGTTGATATAACGCAACATTTCTGGAGTGATTTGTTGCATATTTTCTCCTACTCCAACATTGGCATCATATCTTCTATTTGCAGTCGCTCTACCACCTCCTACTTGATTCCTAAATCCTCTTAAATTCTCATTAGTGGGTATATAAAGATCTTCTAGCCTCAAGAAGTACCATTGCCCTTTGTATTGAAACATGGTCTGATTAAAAGAGCTATTAATCTTATTTAGCACCTCTAATTTGCTATCATATTGTTTAGGCTCTTGTACAAATGTTCTTGTATCAAAATAGCACTGATCTAAACACATATCTGTGTTTGTGCTATTCATTGATGTATGATACAAGCTATTGTAAACCCTTGATTGTACAAGGTTTTGAGGAGACTCTTGCAAGCAATATCCAATTGCGGTCCAAGGTGTTATTTTACCTACAACCTCCGCTCCATTGTTGCTAAACTGCTTATCTTCAAGCTGACCAATTCCCTCTGTTGCAGTCAGTGTAAGCACATGGTTTGTACCTATCCAAGTCTCTTGAAAATTATCTTGTAAAATAAATCCATACCAATATGGGCTAAATGACCCGAAGCTAAATATAACTTCTATGTCATTGTCATTATCTGTAAGAAAGCTATCCATCGTAACCGATGAATCGCTTGCTATTATATTAATTGTTGCTTGTTGTGGCCTATAAGGCTTAAATAAATCTTCAGATGTATTATATTCTGAAAGTGTAAATGGCTTTGCTGCTGGAATCAAATATGTTACTGCCCCAGCCCATCCTTCAAATAAAAATTGAACGGTACAAGTATCGCCTTGTGCATTCTTAAACTCTAATCTATATTTTTCACTTCTAGCCAATTCTATTTATATTAGTGTTTGTTCTATTTAAAGCACCTACTAAATCAGAACCTCTCAAACTTAAACTTACCGCTCCAGTCATTGCTAATCCGCCAGCATTTACACCACCAAAATTTACTGCTTGTGATCTATTTATTCCAATTCCAGCACCTCTACCAACTCCACCGCCACCAGTTGCAGAATCCAATACTTTCATAGTTGCACTATACCCACCTCTAGTTATAGCATCAGCAGCCGCAATTGCAATACTTGTTGCAATAATTCTTGAAAGAATTGCCGCTAATTGTTGCAATACAACTTTACCAAATTCTTTCCAACTAAATTTACCTTGTTCAAGAATAGTGTCAAAAACATAACTTAATGGAGCAGCAATTAAGTTTTCAACTGTATCTTTTACTTGAATTCCCAGTTTTAAAGTTTGTTCTTGTATATTTTTATAACTATCAAGTACTTCTTTTTTAATTACTTCACCTATTTTTGGGCCTTTAAAATTCTTTAAACTTTCTTGAAAATCAGCTCTAAAACCTCTAATCTTTTTATCTAATTCAAGAATTTCTTTTCTTTCTTGTTTTTGTTTATTTAAATTATCAATAACATCTTGTAAAGGCTTACCTTGGGCGTATTCACTAAAAGTTTCTGCCCTTAACTTTTTTTGTTCTTCTCTTTGTTTCTTTAAACCTTCAATAAATTTCTTAAATCTATCTGCATTATCCTTTTCAGCTATTCCTTCTGTCTTTGCTCTTGCTTTAGCTGCTTCTTCTGCAGCTTTTTGTTGAGCTTTTAAAGCCTCTGTTTGTGTTTTAATTATTCCAGTATTTGTGGCAATTTTTAAATCTACATCAGTTAATATTTTATTTAAAAATTGAAATGCCTCGCCACTTTGTTCTATTTGATCAATTGATTCTAATTGAATAGCTAAAAAAGGAGCATAACCTTTAAGTATTCCTTTTAATGCTTTAGGAATATCACCTAAAAAATCTTGTTTTTGTAATGAGGCAAGTTGAGTAAGAGCATTAGTTGTTTCTTTTTCAATTGCCTTTATTAATGCTTGTCTAGTACCATCAAGAATTATATTTTCTTTCTTGATAGCTGCTAATTGTTTTAATGTTTGTAGGTTATCACCATTTATGGTTTTTTCTTTATCTAATGCCTCAATCACATCTGGCATTACATTTTTTAAACCTTCGTAAGCTCCTAGCCTATTTGATTGAGAAGATTTTGAGTTTTCTAGTACAGAAATTAAATTATCTATACTTTTTGCTTCAGCAATTCCAGCAGCAGTTGAAGCTATTTGTGCCTTTTCATATTGTTCGGTTGCTATTTTAGTTTTACTAACTAAACCAAATATTTGACCGAGAGCGTTACTTAAAGACCCATATTCTTGTACTAAACCAGTAATGGCTGAAGTAAGAACACCAAAGCCAAATGCAAGTCCTGCTGGGCCAGCAATAGAGTTTAAGATTGCTCCTAGTGCTTTACCAGCTCCGCCAGTTGTTTGTTTTAATGCAACAAATTGATCGACAAGAAGAGGTAAGTTATTCTGAATTGCAATAAAACCAAATGGTAAATCCCTTGCAACTTGACCCAAAGCAAATAAAGCATTTTGTCCTTGTTGTGCGCCTTTTGCAACACCGGTGAATCCAACCTTGCTTAAATTTGTTAAGCTGCCCTGTAATTCTTGTACATAGGCATTTGCTTTGGCTAAAGCATCCCCAGTAAGGTTTTTTAAATTAGCTTTTACTGAATTTAATTCGGCTTCAACTTGGCTAATTGATTTTTCAAATTTAGATATATCCGCACCTAACCGAAATATAAAATCTTCATTAGCCATTACCTAACCTTTTAAATATTTGTCTATATTCCTCCTCATCAATTTTGACTTCTACCTCATCTCCGGGTAGTTGCCAAAGTGCCTCTGGTGTTTTTGGAGCGGTCTTTGGATCACCCATCAACCGCACCATTGTAAACATTAACATTCTCGTTTGTTTATATTCATCAACCCTTTTATCTTCATGGCCTTTAACCATCAATGATAATTCTCTTGGACTGATGCCATAAAACTCACGAGGTATAATTTTTAGCTCACCAAATGCAAAGGCCTCTATTTCTTCCCACGAGAGTTCTTTTTTTTTGTTTGATCATCAGTGCCTTTTTTTATAAAATCACTTTCTGACCAAACTTTGATTGCTTTCGCAATCTCGCTATCTTCTTGATCGTTGAGTAAAGTTTGCTCTACCCATTCAACAATGTCAGCGAATTTGTATTTTGGATCAACTTCTTTTACGATACAATTGTTAAAATAACCGCTATAAATAATGTGACTTATTGTGATCTCATTAAGAACAGAGCTATCTAAATTCTTATCGTTTTGGAATTTTTCTTGTAAATACCTAAAAGAAGCCATCCCAAATTTTAGTCCAATAGTTTCTTCGTTAATAGTAATAGTAGTATAGTTCATAATTATGCAGTTACATCAATTGTTCCAGTTGATGCGATTGTTCCAGAAAAGTTTACAAATTCAGTTGTAGCTTGATTCATTGTCAAAGATGTGATATAACCAGCAAATTGATGGTAATAAGCAGCGCCAGCAGATGAACCGCTCACAACTGGGTTTTGTACTCTTACGGTTACAAGTGTCTTATTCGCAAATGCTGAAAGCAAAGAGCTATAAGAAACTTGAGAAACGCTTGGAGCAGTTTCGCAAATTGCATCGAAATCCAAACTCATTTGAGGCTCGCCTACCGCAGTAAGAACGCCGCAATTTGTTTGATCGGTGGTAGAATCGACCGTAGAGTTTACGGAAGAAGTACGCAAACAAACGAGGTTTTTATATGATGAGCCACCAGCCACATCAATCTCGATGTTTTGTAAAGAACCTTGAACTTGTGCCATTGTTTGTTTATTTTTGGTTTACTAAATTACGAATTGTTAATATCTTTCTACTTATATAATTATCTCCCTCCCACAAAGGTAAGTAAGTTGACAATGTCCTAGCCATTGGGAAAACCTCAAAGTCGGCATCATCAAACCCATCGACTTGTGTATCTGGGATCAAAATATTTAAAATTTGGTTGGCAATATTATCAACTTGCCCCATGTTGTTATTCTTATTTTGCTCACTATATACCTCAATTGTTACCTCTACAATATTACTAAATGAATTATTTGTATTGTCAGCAACCTCGGTTATGTTGGTAATGATCGCATATTGCTCTGGAGGTGTTACAAATGGCGATTGCCCATAAACGGGAACATTCCTACTATTGTAAGTAATGTTACCATTCAAGGCATTGACATATATTGTCCTCACATTATTTGAGCAATCCTTCATTATTTGTTCTTATATTTTCTTATAAACTCTCTTACTCTCTTTTGATATATCGGCCAATAAGCCAAAATGCTTGGTCGCATATATGGCCTAGGAGGTAAATTAACTTGCTTTATGCCTCTACCTCTAAACAACCCAGCCAATTTTGCCCATGCGTTGTTTTCTGGTGTTATGAACCTATTTCCAGTACCAAACTCAATATATGCAGCATAATCGGTTTGAGCCACGAATTGATAGCTCAAAAACTGATCTTTCTTAAATGATATTGAGTTTAGCAATCTACCCGTATCAACAGCCCCTTGACTAGATACTAAATTCTTGGCACTCCTTACCATATCTTCACCAGTGGCGGCCAACTCACGATCCATAGTAGCGCTCACCTCATCAACGGTTTGCTTGTACTTGGTTAAGATTCTATTGAATCTAGCATCATTTACCTCTAATTTAAACCCACTTGGCATTAAAATACTACTTTTTTATATTGATGATAGTTCAATCCATCCCAATTTGCATATTGGCTCAAAAGTGAGCTTTTATCAGCATTCATCTTTTTACCCCTATTCTCAAATTGCCATGATGTCAAAGCTAGTATATCATTTGCCAAATCCTCTGGAATCGCACTATAACCGCATTGATATTGCACGTTGTAAGTACCGGGCGTATATAACCACAATTTACCTCCAATGATCTCGTAATCCTCGTTTTTGATCAATGTACTATATGTGTTGATTCCAGTTTTTTTAGTTACGCTATCTACACAAACAAGCGGCCCGTAAGGCAGATCAACGATCCAAACTTGCGGTGCAATGCCAGTCAATGAGATATTTGCTTTCAATAGTTTATTTACAAGAGCAATGCCACTTATCTTTTCCAAATGTACCCTAGATGCACTTATCAAATCTTTTATCAATCCATCCTCAAAATCATAGTCAATTTTCATCCAACTTTTTGCATCCGGTAGGGATACTGGCTCTACAACTCCGTCAGCTATTGTAGTTATCCCGTTTATATATATCGCCATTTTTACTATTATTTAAAATACATTTCTCTGACCCATTTTTCAAACTCATCGAGTGCTTTGCTCGGATCATGATCTCTGGATCGACTTTTCGCTTTTCTTGAGGCTTCCTCGTAGGCTTTTTTGTCATCCAACTTATTAATTGCGTTAATCCAGCTTTTAATGTCATTCCGATCTTTTATGTAAATTCCAGCACTACCGCAATTCTCCTTTAAGCCTTCAGCCATACTACAAATAACGGGTATCCCACTGCACATTGCCTCGGTTGCCGTTCTTCCCCAGCTCTCGTACTCACTAGGCATCAGCAAAATCCTTGTTTGCCTATAATACTGCAATATTTCGCTCGTATTTGGCACATATTTGATGTTTTGAAGGTTTCCCTTAACTTGCTCATCATAGCTGCCTAAAACGCCTAAAAACCGCTTATTTGGCATTGCCTCGGCTATCTTTTCAAATATCTTTCCGCCTTTGTTCTCGTTGGTGTTAATAAGAGTGATATATTCGTTCTTCCACGGGTCAATGCCTAAGTCATAAATGCGATAGTCAACGGGAGGCGTTAGTATAAAGTTAGGCCATTCGTAATTCAATTTTTGTTTTAGCCAAAAAGAATTATACACAATGTGTTGATTGGCGTTTGCGTTTACAATTTCTGGGTATAAATGGCTATTATGAATAAGATGAAAGACTGGTTTTTTATATAATTGAGCCGCCCCAATTGTCCATCTTGTATAATCTAAATGTGTAAAAACTACATGACTCCATCGCATCAGTGAGTCAATTACATTCTCTTGTGGAGGAAAAACATCAATGCCATCAAAGACATAATTATTTTTAATCTTATAATGATTGGCTTGATGCAATAAGACCTTAATTTGATGCCCTTTTGCTTGTAAATCCTTCAGTATCCAGTGTAACATATATTCAGCACCGCAGTTGTGACGGGGTGGATATAAGTGAATGGAGGCTAGTATATTCATATAAGTTTATTTGCTGATCCGTCAAATATATTGGTATAATCCGCAACATGATCCCATAGTGTAGAGTAATGTGGTTTTTGCCAAGCCATCATTGGCGAAATTATAAAACTTTTATGTCTAGATTGTATATTTTTCAATAACCAATCATCAAACATAATTGATATATCATCGTATGATTCGCATAATTTTTTCGGATTGTTATATAAAACGGCATGAGTAGTCCAACAACCATTTACGTTAAATAGATTGTCACTATATCTAGAATACTCGCCAATTATATTTGCTCCTAAATAACAAAGCTCCCAATCACTTGGAAGTTGGCTAAGTGCGCTTTCAAAATGCGCATATTCTTTTATAAGCACATCATCTTCAAACATAGGCAAAATGCCTTCGTGTTCGCTCATGATTTGCTTCATGCTCTTATTAAAACTATGCTTAGGATTTACATCTTTAATAGCATAGTATGGCACTGGTTCGTATCCTAATTTGGAAACTTCTCGCATTGCGCTACCAAGTCTTCCAAGTTCATTCTCTGTTGTAAGTATATAAGCATTCATAAGTAAAAAAAAGGAGGCTTACGGGCCTCCCTTTTGTTTTTATGTATGGGCAAATTAGATAGCACCGTACAAGCAAGCAGTAGGCTGGAAACTCATCAAGTCGCAACGAGCTTCGCAACGGAAAGTGATCAAGTTCTTCACGAAGTCATCTTGGTCAAATTCTGTGCTTCTTACTGCAAGACCGCTTTGTTGAGCGATAGCAAACTTAGTTGTATCGAGAACATAAGCCTTAGATGCAGTTACCAAAGAATGAGGAATAACTGGGATACCCATGATTCTCACGTTACCTTGAGGATCGATAGTGATACCACCGGGTACAGAGTAAGAACCGTTAGTAGGCAAAGTTTTCATTACGTTAGCCCAACCTTGGTGTGTAGTCAAGATCAAGTTTGCATTCCAGTTCAAAGCTCCCAATTGAGCAACATAATCTACGAACTTCTCGGCAGTGTTTGCACCACTAGAAGAACCAGCAGTTGCAGATGCAGCGAGATCGTTCAAGTAATATGTATCTTCTGCTCTTTGGAAATCTTCGATCAAAGATTGTTGCAAGTAAGCATTCAAGAAAGGAAGATCATCAACCATTTGGCGAGATACCTTTACATAACCAGCGATGAATTGCAACACCTTGTTTACAACGGTTACATCGTAATCAATTTGCGCTTTTCCAGAACCTTCAGTTTGCTTACCGAAAGAACCTTCACCAACTGGGATGTTTCCTTTAGGGAAAGATACTGAACCGGTAGAAACTGGGATGATGTTGAATACGCTTCTCAAGTGTGGGTTAACGAAAGAACGCAACGCTGGAGAATTGATGTAAGAAGTGTAAGGAGAACCAGTCAAGTTGACTGCTTCAGTCATAACACCTACGGCTTTAAGATCAAGTTCAAAATTGAAACCTTTACCGTTTGTTCTTGCAGCTTCTTTGATTGAATCGTAACCTTTTACGATAGCTTCGCCGATTGCAGACTTAATTTCAGAGATATGCTCGTTGTAAGATTGTGCAACTTTCTTCTCTTCTTTTGCAGACAATTTACCAAAAGCAGCTTTAGCAGAAAGAATTTCTTCTCTTGCTTCCATCAAATTTTTGTTGTTCTTAGCAACTTGCTCGTTGATCTCCTCAACTTTGCTTTCGAACATCTTAGCAGCCTTCTCAGTTGCAGCAGCAACTTCGGCTTTTTGTTCAGCGAGTTTAGCTTCCAAAGCTGACTCAAATGATTTTAGATCGCTCATTTTTCTTTTTTTAGAATTTGTTAATAATATTTATCAATGAATCAACCGAGATAGAATCTTCTTTTTGCTGCAAAGGTGTCTCATCGACTGCCTCTGTGCTACTCATTCTCTCTACCATTTCGGCCAATTGTTTTACTTTTAACATACAAAGATCAATGGTCTCATCGGTTACATCGCTATTGCGTATGAACTTCTCAAAAGACTTAATTTGATCTTGCAATTGCTCTATTGTGTACATATTTTTCATACCAATCAATGGAGTTGCTTCGTTAGCACCCCAAGCGGTTAGGCTTGATCCTTCAAATAGCATCACCTCATGTATTTGGTTGCCATTCTCGGCTTTTTGCTCACGAAGTGTTTTGAATCCGATTGAATGCTCGGCAATAAGCCCACTCTCAATCATTTTTATGTAATCCTTTCCAAGTGTATGCGTGCCAACTTTACTTTCATAGTAAAGTCCGTATTCATCCTCTTTCAATACTTGAATCTTACCAAGTGGTTTACTTGGATCGTGATTTAATAGATGCTTAATTCTGCCTTTTCCTTCCGGCCCCCAATCTTGGATTGAGCGCTTGAATGCACCGGGCATCATTATATCGCCATCACTATCAACATTGCCAAAAGCGGAAAAATAACCGCTTACAATGCCTTGCTTAGTGTCCACATCTTTAACCTCAAGGTTAAACGATTTGTAATTATATATCATGCTCTTTTGATTGTCTATTTGTGCTAATTTACGAATTGCCCAATTAATGCCAGCATCACCGCCCCAAGCATCCCACATCAAACCGCCGCAGCCTTCTTCATAAGGGACATCTTTGTGTTGTTGATGTCTTTTAAATGATGCCATGCGAGCGATCGTATCTCTCGAAATGGCAGATTTTGATGACAATTGCCTAGCTCTTGCCCAGCCCACGGGTGTACCACAAGTACTACCATTCTCCTCTTTCCATTTTAATGCCCTTTTTGCGTTATTACTTGCGGCCTCTGGGTAGTCATTATATGTCTCCTCTTTAAGCTCAAGTGATTTCTCATCTTCTTGGGCTAAATAAGCCGCATAGGCACGCTCTGCACTATCTCGGCTAGTGTACATACATTCACCGTCTCCGATCCTATATTTGCCGTTTGAACAAGCGTAAATGGGCATATTAAAATATTCTTGCTTCGTTAAGTTTTGGTTTTAGTATCAAGTTGCCATTGCGATCCCTTCTTGGAATAAATGCAACGGTGCATCGGCAGTTTATAGTAAATCCGGGAGGAGCATTGATGTCACCGGGTTGCATTGCCGCAACTGGCTCACCATCTTTGCCACTCTCATCGAAAGTCTCATCAAATCTTACAATTCTACCATCTAACTCTACATGGTCGAATTGATCTCTTGGAATACGGCGTGTCCTATTGTCTCTTGCGCTGATCCATTGCTTGTCAACATAAAAGTCATGCGCATCAGCACCCATCATAGATGCCATGTTGCTTGACCGCATCACTTCCGTTCTTACAATGCGCCTTGCACGAAAAGCAGCATAAGCAATTTGCTCATCACTCTTTATAATTCGTACAATCTCATCAACACTCAATCCTTCCTCAATTCCTTTTTGTACTATTGACAATAACTTGCGTTTTGTTGTGCTTGTGATGTCGCTAACCAAAACAAATCCTTGAGCCATCAAGAACTCCATCATCTGATCAGTCCATTCACGATTGAATCCAAAAGTCATCGCTTTGCGATTGGCTTCTATCTTCAATGCACGATATACACTATTGCCAAAAAGTACCGCTGCTTCCTTATATAACGATTCAAAGACCTTTATCAATTCCTTGCTCCACAAATCAAGACCAAGTGAAGATTGCGCCGCACCTAGTCCATCTCTTTTTATCCTATTACCAAAGTTATTAAATTGTTTGGTAATGCTATTTTTTATCTGTTCATAGTACTTACTATCGAGTTGCCTACGCAACCTCTCCACATTCCGATAGTATTCCCCTCTTTGCTTGGCGTTCATCTAGTAGCCTTTGTTTATATGCTATCCTCAATGATGTCATCATCCTCCTCTCTACTGCGCAGTTGCGCTCGCTCTTCAGCTTGGGATACTTCTTCATCACGCTCTGCATTATCTCCTCGTCTGTTGTTTGCGATGTTATCCATGTCATCTCCCATGTCATCTTCCATATCGTTTTCTGATGGCGGTATTGTCAAGTCCATTACGGCTTGCTCAATTGGTATCAAGCCTTGGTTGATGTATGCGTACTCAAATGCACCCTCACGCTCTTGATAGTTCATCGCTACTCTCTTCTCATCAAATGTCAACCAGTTCGCATCACGAAGTGACCGAACCATACGCTCCATGTCTTGTTGCATCTCTGGTAACGCCGTAATATCAAAGTCAATAAATACATCCTCGCCATATCTAGGCACAAGAAATTTATTAAGCTCGTCACGAAGTTGGCAGCACATGGGTATGATCGTATTTGTGATCAAGTCACGCATTGCGTTTTGGTAGTTGTTGTAGCTAGATGTATCAACATCGAAAAGCACGGCTGGAAGGCCAAACACCCTACACCATTGGTGCATTGAGAGTCTTAGCGTATTCACTAGCTCCATGTCAACACTAGAAAGTCCAAAATTCATATAGTCCCAAGGTGTTTGTAGCACTGCAACTCTTCCCTTGTTGTCCACACCATTTATGTACTCGTTCACCGCTCTTTTGATGCTCTCTGCTTGCTCAATTGTGAAATTAGGCACGATATTACCCAATGGGCGAGGAGTTATTGCTCCTTTTGCGCCTCCATTGCCCGTCATCGTTGCAGAGGCATCGGCGGCGTTGTTACTCATGCGTAAAGTCTTGTAGGCCGCACGAAGAGGCGACAATCCACGCAAATGCGTTCTCAAAGTCACATCAAAGTCGGGATTCCAACTCTTCCACATCATTACTTGCTCTTTAGGCAAGTCTACTCCACCCCCAATCTGTAATTTGTAACCCAAGATATTGTAAACATCGTTTGGGTCTGGGTATATCTCAAGGTATTGGGTAGGGAGTATATTAAGCTCCGAGAATCTACCGCCAAGTTTACCGTCATTACCATAAACATTGCCTTCTCCTGAAAGGTATCTGTAACCAAATAAATTTTCAAAAAACTGATCTTGCGCTTGATAGCTATTTGGGCGCTCTAGCAAATTTGCAAGAGGGCTGCCCATGATAATATTTTCACTATATGCATTTTTACGCTCCATGATCGCTCTCTCATAAGCGCCATTATTGGCTATGCCTTTTGAAAGTTGCTTGTAACGCAAAAGTGATGTTCTCGCTTTTTCACCGGGGTTTAGTTTATAAACATACCAAGGTATGGATGCACTCTTTCTCGCAAGAAAACTCACGATAGAATAAACATCCGCATTGCCCAAGTATCCCTCATTGACATAAGAAAGCCCCGTATAATTTTGTATCGCCGTAGTGTTCATGCCAACCATGTTCACCACATTCGTTGGATAAGGATTGATGCCTTTTTTCTTAAAGATGTCGAGTAATCCCATTTTTTTTATATTGCACCCCAAGTCACACTTGGGATTGTTAATTTACTAAATATTGCATATCTCATCGCATCGCAAGCGTGGTCACTGAACTTTACCGGTTGATCTAGCTTGTTACCATTGCGATCCGTTTTCCAACGATAGTTTTTTACTTCTTTCAATAAATTTACGGAATCTTGATGAATGAATAACGGCGTAGCCTTGACGGTACGGATGCCTTCCGTTACATCTTTATTTGCTGGCTTTGCGTTTAGTCCTTGTCTTACCAATTCTTCAATCGTTTTAGGCTCTGCGGCATCACAATACAACTCATCGTATTTGTCAATGCCCAAAGATAATATTTTTTCCACCAAATCATTGGTGGTGAGTTTTGTGTCATAGATCAACTCCTTAACATACACCGCATTTTCATGGAATACGCACTTAATAAGAGAGCTTGGTACATTGAACCCAAAGTCCAAACCATATACCGTCTCACCTTCGGGCATTGTATCCGTAGTTTTCCAATGCGAGTATATCAAGTCTTGGCTAAGTCCCCTCTGACCCAAACCATAAATTTGCCAGTAGTTGGGATCGGCATCTTTGAGTCGCTCCAACTCTTCCACTAATTCCTTAGCGAGAAACGGATTGTCTCTAAAAGTAGTGACATGAAAGTCGGCATCATCTCTTGGAATCACATCATCGTAAATCCATGAGGCAATGTCCGATGGATTGTAGTCTATTACTATCTTACCTTCCGTTCTCATGATCAATTGCATCCATGCTTCGTAGGATAGTTCATTGGCCTCGTTACAAAACAAGTAGCTTCTAGCCCTACCTCGTATCTTTTGAGGCTGATCGGCCGATACAAACTCAATCATATTACCATTCAAAGCATAGGTTTGCTCGGTTTTGTTGTGATTGTCCTCGGAGTATATACCAAGTCGGCTTAAAATGTCAATAAAGTCTCTTAATACCGAACCTTTGATGCTTGGGAGTGATTGTCTTACGATCGTTAAAGTCTTACCATTCTCCCTTAGTAGTTTTATGATGAACCAAATGAGAATATTGTAGGTTTTACCGCTACGAGACCCACCTTGCATCACCGTTATCCGCTTTTTTGAGTCTTGCAATATTTCAAAGACCACATTAGTTTGAAGTTTAGCGTTCATATAGTATAAAGTTTGTATAGACAAGGTTTTAGGGGGTATCAAAAATTTGGAGTTACCCACCCGCCTACGAAAAGTAATTTCTTTAAGTACCCCCCATTAAGTACGGCCCTTTTCCGCATGACATCTTGTCGAACGCATTAGAACTATTTAACATATGACAAATAACTAGTATTATGTTAAATAGAAAAGCATGACACAAAGTCAATTTGTCGCCGCCTCTAGCACTTCCACATTTGGCTTGATCACCTCCACTTGGACTTGGTTCAGATTGCCTTCGATCTTGTTCTCGATCTTCTGGGTAGGCATACCAACAAAGTAGTTGAAGTATATCTGTAAAGCCTTCTCATTGCCATCGCCTAGCTTCTTCTCCAGTACTCTAAAAGCTAGATCAGACATAGGCCAGAGCTTCTCCATGAGTTGCTCTTCGGTCATCTTGCGTGGTCTACCAGAGTTGGGTCTCGGCCCGCCTTTCTTTTTCTTTTCGGCCCTTTGCTCGATCAGTGTATTTAATTGACTTTCAGTAATTGGCATCGGTATCGAATTGGTTTAATAAATGATTTTGTTTTACTCCGCACCTTTTTCTTTCTGCTCCACTTGCACTGGTTCAAGGTTGTGCGTATGTCCTTTGTCATCAGTGATTTGTCGCTCGTATAAACGCAACGTAGCCCATCCGTCAGGTGCTTTCAAACCATCGAGATAGGCTACAAAATCGGCAACAAAGAAATTAAAATAAAGACTCCCGTCTTTGCCTTTCTTAATATAGAATCCTTTCCTTTTCAATAATACAAAATAAGACTACCTATTTATACCTAATGACGACAATTCACAATATGTGAATAAAAAAATATTTGCCAATATATTTTTTGTTTAGACAAAAGTTTATATATTTGCTCTACAAACAAACCACAACTATTATGAAAAAGATCAGAATTGAAAAATTAAATTACTTCTCAAGTTTACAAAACAACCAAGATTACAACTCAAAAGTTTTGTATTACAAAAACAATAAATTATACATCGCTCATGTATTCGTTGATTTTTTCAATAGATCAATTTACGAATCAAAGCAACCAAAAGAAGGTAAAGTTTTACATGGTTTAATGTCAGAACTCAATGACTGGGCAACCAAAAGGAATTTTATATTTTAACCCAACCGGGGGCGCAAGCCCCCACTTTAAACCAACACAACATGAAACGCTCAATCTTCTCAAACCCCGATTTCATCAATTTGCTCATCGTTTTAAGCATCGCAGCCATCCTAATTGGTATGCTCCAAGACCCACAATCGCTTTAAACGCATTTTAAGGCACATTCCTTGCCCTAAAATCCAAAAGTAATATCAACCCATTACTTCCTCCACGATACGGCAATTAAAGCGCTCTATAAGCATTTTACACAACTCTTGGTGGTTCACCTCAAAGGGTATGTATAAATTGACCCTTTTATCCATGTGGTATTTCTCCTTGATATAGGCCTTGATCCGCTCAATCCTACCAAGTACAATAGCATCTTCGATATAGATCAAGTTATTGATCAGCTCTACCGAGTACAATATCGTGGTATGGTGAACCTTTACAACCTCTTGTATCTCCTTGAGTGTCGCCCCATAGTAAGTCTTGGCAAAGTAGTAAAACAACTGGCGAGTAAAGACCAGCTCCTTGTACCTATTCTTACCAAGTACTCTATCCTTCTCTTGTTTGTTAACTACGCAAATAGCATCTAGCAAATCATTCAAATTCATAATATGACATTTTTGACATTTTCCCATTTTCCCCCTTTTCCTATATACCACACTATACAACAAAAACTACTTTTTCAAGAGGGTATTCGTTTTTTTTTAAAAAAATCGATTACATCGACTACAAGACTGATAATCAAATATATATCGAGTACAAATCGATTACAAATGGTGTACATTTTAACAAAATGGACTACATTGTTTAGACAAAAACTTCTCTACACTAAAATAAATCATTAGACTCTTTTGGTTCAAAATAAATTTTATAACATTTTTTATTAGAATTTCCCCGATCTCGGAATGTTTCGTAATCGATTTTTAATAGCCCACATGACTCTTCAACCCCCTTGGTAAACCTCTTGAGCGAGTAATCTTTCTTATCAAAACCGCCAAAACTTAAAAAATCATTGTACAATCTTTCCAGTGTTATGGTTAGTCCACTCTCCTCTTTTAACCCCATAAAATACTCCAAAAACTCCTCACCGAATTGCACCTTGATTTGCTTTCTTATGATCTTATCGCTAGGTGGCACATCCGTTACGCCGTTCTCTAAGTAATCCATGACCGAGTGAAACATTAAATTATAAAACCTATTCCACTCATCTTTGTCCCAATCTTCAAATAATTTATGCCCAAACTCATCCTCCGGTGTGCGTTGTGGCGAGAAGTATCCGCTAAATTCAAACACTTTTTGCCTTCTTTTGGCGTGATTCCCGGCATTTGGTATGGTGTAATTGGTAGTGAATATAACCTTTGGTGAGTCTTTATAATGTATCCGCAACTCATCCTTGTTCTTTTTCTCTACGGTTATACCCTCTGTGATGATGCTATAAAACCCCTCAAAGTCCACATTACGCCTCGTATCTTCTATTGCCAATAGCCTAGTATCCAAGTCAACTCTCTGAAACGCAAAGTTCTTATCTACCTTAAAGTTCTTACCATCCACCACCACAAGGTTGTTGATATACCCCAATGCCTTGTTAAATATACCTTTTCCAGTGCCTCCTCCTTTTTGCTCGTTCTCGGTCTCTTCGCATAGGATTACTGCAAATGGTCTGGCTGGGTCTTTGTACTTATGTAGTAGGTAGCCAATTAAACTTATGGCATACATGATTCGATCCGGGTCAAAGTCGCATATCCTTTCTATAAACTTATAATACTCTACGTTCTCGTAAGCAAAGTCATTCTCTATATATATATGGTGATCGATAACTTGTGACTTCCAAATAACAGAGGATATGCTACCATATTCAAGTAACTCAACAGAATCCTTGGTAATCTTCACTACCCCATTCTTAAATGGTATGTATGCCTCATCTCTTGTGTCTGATAGAAACTGCAAATTAGCTCTCTCAAAAAACTCAAAGAAGTTATCGGAGAAGTATTGGTTCGCTCCTTTATAGATTGTCTCCATCAGCGTCTGTGGATCAAGGCCAGCATCAAAACTGGAAGGCAACCTATTGATATAATTCTTTATAAACTTCTTGATTTGCTCTGTCGAACTCTCCTCTACCATGCCATCCAGTACTCGCACAAGCCTATAAATAATCGAGTTCGGTTCGTAGAAATACAACTTAAACCCTCCCTTGTCATTTAAAAACCTTTCTAGCTTATCGAGCTTAATTACGGCCTCTACTCTACCTCTTTTCTCTACCGAGTCCCAAAACTCACGGATATTATCACCCCACTCAAGCTCTAGCTTATCAATGATCTCTGTTGCCTCATCCACGCTTTTATCATACTTCTTTACAAGCATGGTAATTTGTTCACTCTTTGGTACACCATTGCGCCTTTTCTCAAATACATCACGCTCTAACTTATCTCCAAAATACGATTTCCTTTCACCATACCCAGCCTCTAAAAGCGCAACCGCACTTTTTTTGTAGTTTCCTCCATGCTCCAAGATGGTAAAGACGGCGCTAGGCGAATAGCCTTTTTGTACTTGAAATGGCGTATTCGTTGAGAATACGGAAAATAATCCCATTTCGGTATTATAACTCCCACTATGTTCACTAGTACCTCCCGGTCGCAAGAAGAAAATTCTAGCGCCTCCATTCTTAACCTTTTTCCAACCGTTGCGCTCCATGAGTTCGACAAAGTCGCATCTTTTGTTAAAGTCATCAAATGGCGAGAGTCCGTATTCTTTAGGAGAAGGGCGGTTATGGGCTTCAATGATTTCCTCATCAATAACTTCGTTGAATGAACGCATAATAGTGAGTAGCTCTTCCCGCTCCTCGATTGATATGACATGGATGCCATCTTGCAGCACTTCGTAGCCCGTTGTAGGCGGAGCAACCACGTAGCCAGCCTCACCCCTTGTCTCAATGATGGTGTAGTGCTTGTTATGCGGATTTGTTGCAATTTCCGCAACACTTGCGTGTCTTTGTGCAAGTTTCGCATTCCCTTCCACAACTTCGCATCGATAGTACAAGTGATACCCTCCGCTTTTTGTTCGTACGATATGCAGCCTATTGTAAATTGGTGGGGGTATTCTTTGTTTGATAGCTTCCCAAAGTTCATAAGTTTGATATTTAGTGTCTATATCAATAACCTCAAGGCCTCCACTAATCGCACCGCAAATGATCGCTATTCCTTTTGCCCGACTATCAGACAATTGCCGCTCAAGCTCCTCCGCCGTAATCTTCTCCGTTTGAAATCTCTTCCAAGGATAGATGGCTTGCTTGTTGTCATTGATAGCAATAGTGTTGATGCCTAAGTCCAAGTATTTAGTCATACATTATTTTAAATCCCTTTGTAACAAAATATATCTACATCTTCAACGGCTCTTACAACCTTAGCAAATACGCCATGTTTATTTAGCTCGGCGATACGCTTCTCTTGCAATGGTGCGATTATGCCTTTCTCCGTTTTCACTTCTAAAAACATCACCGTGCCTTTGCGAATGCACATCAAGTCGGGTATGCCGTTGCAATTGGTCTGGATGAGCTTAATTACAGACCATCCGCTTTTCATTAGTCTTTCTTTAATCTTCTTTTGCAGTTCACTTTCTCTCATATAATATTTATTGTTTTGTCCATAAAATCAATATGTACTTGCGTTGGCATCATCACTCCACTTTCGGCCTCTACATCAAATACAACATTCCAATCTTTCTCGGTCAAGGTGTTGACATGAATGAGTCCCTCTTGGAAATCGCCAGTCTCGTACATTTGATTATCTTCCGTGAGTCTAGCAATGTCTTTTGCGCGTAAGTCATCGGTCATAAGTCTAAAAATGATGATGAGGTGTAAGGCGGTAAATTTACTCCGAATTGCGGAAATTCCTTCTATGGATGTTTCTACATTTGCCTCCCAAAATATCTTTTTGGAGGTTTTATCATCCCAAAAATCTATTTCCGTTTGGGCTGGAAGTCCGAGGCGATAAGCGAGATTCTCCGCATCAATAGTGAATCCCGTTGAGATAAACTTGTACATTGTTGATGAGTTTTTTGATTAAATATTTAAGGGTCAAAAAAAGTATTACACAGAGTGTGAATGGTACAACAAATACCGCCCAATAGGCCAGCCAAAGGCTAATTTTTAATAGTGCTATCATAATTTTATATTTCATAATCCTTACGAAAGTGATTCAAAGTGTAGTCCTTCTTATTCATAACGGCTTTGTAAATTTTATCCTCTATGCCATTAACGCTAAATATCCAGTAAATCTGACTAGCCTCTACTCTATCCTTGGTCTGCATCCTAGCTCGGCTTTGCCAATAAGAAGTAGCCGAGAAGTCAATATTATAAAATACAAGTGCATCTGCCGAGCTTAAATTAATACCCTCACGCCCCGATACAATTTGCGATACAAACACCGCATCTTGGCCAGCCTCATTAAACTTCGCAGCATCAAGCTCAATGCGCTTGCCAAATGTCCAAACAAGTGCGGCGTATTCCGCTTGAAATTTGTAAAAGATAGCGATCTTTTTACCAGCAAATTTGTCTCTTATAAACTCCGCCTTGGTATAGTCGAAAGCCTTTGCCACTCGCTCCGGTTCATCTATTATCACCGTACCACTATATATTTGGTGTAGCTTGTTCATGAGCTTTACGGCGGTGTCACCCATAACCGTTGCACCTTCGCTATTGGTGACCAATTTGTCACGCTTGAGCTTGTCGGCGAACTTATAAGTGCTTTCTTCCATTTTAACGTAGTATATATTCTCTTCTACGAGGCCTTCAAAGCCGGCCTCTTCTTGTGTGAATGTGAACATAATAGGTTTTAAATCTTCCATAATTAATTTGTCATCCGCTTGGCTATAATCATTGATTTGCCTATTAAAAACATACTTATGAGTGATGTTTACATAGTGCTTTGCCCATTGGTAAAAGTTCTTAAATGCTTTGTATGGCGAATAGCTGCTGATCCAAAGCTGATGATAAATCTGAGAATATGATTCGGGGGTAGGCGTACCACTCAAGTAAATGATGGGCGTATGCGCACAAATACGCTTTAGCTCAATAGCTCTTTTGCTTGGCCTTGGGAATGCTCCGCATCCATGCGCCTCATCTACGATCACACAATCCCAACCGTACTCAACGGTCATGGTCTTGCCCGTTCTTACCTCCATTGCTAGATAAGCAATCTTGTGGTATTTAAGCGCCTTTGCGGCTTTGTCGCTGATCTCTATTTGGTAGTCTCTTAACATGGTTTTAGTTTTTCTCCAGTAGTAGGGTTGCCATAAACTTTTATGTCATTTTGATCGATCGTGCGAAGTTCACCAGTGTGATAAAATCTAACTATGAATTGTGGGTTGCTATGTATAGAGCCAGCTATCATAAATAGTGCAACACCATAGCCGAGTGGCGTTTCAACATCGAATGGGTTCATAATCTCGTGAATGGTTTGATAGATCATAAATTTTTTTTCCAATCTGGGTTTTCGCCCTTGTCATTAAATGGTTTGTATTCTATGCGTGGGTAGTATTTATTAAACTCGCTTTTCTCTATCCAGTTCCCTCTGTGTTTAAAATACCACTCACCTTGGCTCAAACGCCATAATACTAGCTTTCTCTCTTGAGAAAGGCGTATGTATTCCTCAATCTTGTATGTTGTCTTTGTCATAGTATCCTTGTTCAGAGAGTTTAAAATGTAAGTCATCCCAACTTTGTTGGATTTGCTCTTTGAGCTTTTCAACATATAGTGTGGCATCCATCAGCTCATCTTGCAAATGATTGAGCCAGTCAAATGTATTTAGATCGTTTCGCTCAAGGTTTGTTTTGTATTTGGCATATCCAACCTTTGATCTTTCATAATATTTATTGATCACACTATCCACGATTTTATCTCTAGGCGGCTCATAACACTCAATACAAACCTCTTTGTCATCGGTCTTAAAAAGTACCATGACATCACTATTACATTTATTGCATTTCATTTCTCTTATGTTTTATTTGATAAGATAAGTTGCGTGGCTTTACATCTTCATTCATAAACTTCCAAAGCTCATAGGTGCTTTTAAATAGCTTATAATCTTTTTTAAGATCGGTGAGCGAGCGTTGTATAAGTTGCCATCCGATGCCTTGTATTGCACCGCCTTTGCCAGTTGTACGGGTTTTGGCATTGAGCCAAAGGATGCCTACTCCATCCACTTGCACTTTCATTGTCTTTAATAGCTCATGGTATGCTGCGAGTTGTAGCCAATAGGAGGGATAAATATTATTGGAGGTTTTAATGTCAACAAGTAGTACTTGGCCATTTAGGTTTATGACTCTATCAAGAGTTCCGGCATAGCCCAGCTTTTTGCTGACTATGTTTACTTCCATCATATCAACACTTGGATTGTATGTTTTCGTGAAGTCAACATAACGCTCAAACATTGACCATTCTAGCATCTTAAATGACGGCAAACCGCTTTTGCCTAAGAATTGCACCTCTTCACCGCTATCATAACGCTCGGTAAGCTCGTGAACGGTTGAGCCTCTACGCCCAGCCTCATCTCTGATTTGATCTGCATCTCCTCCGACTTCTTTGATCCATTTAAAATAGCTAGCGTCTTTTGGAAATGCTTCAAGTACCGTAGTCACGCTTGGTACATAAGTGCCTTGATCTGTGAGGTAAAATCGTGAGTCAGTAAACTCAATACGATTCTTTGGAAGGTCAATTGTGAAGTTTAGCATTGTAGTTGTTTTTTTATAGTGATAGTTAAAATTATAATTTCGCTTTACGCTCAAACATGATCTCTACATGGGGATCGAACCCATCTCTTGCGAACCAACATCGGTAGAGAGAGCCACTCAACCATGAACCATTAAAATGGTGTGTCATCCTCGTTTACATCTTGGAGGGATGGCTTTACTTTTGTCAAGATAGAGTTTTTGACATAATTCTCCAAATATTCCATCCGATCGGTGTCATCCCAAGTCTCAACGCCTTTGACTTTTATCTTTTTAAGTTGAGGCATTTCTCCGGGATTGTCTTTTGTCCAAAAATGCTTGATGGGTTTGCCATTTTGATTGAGGAATATTACGCTTGACTTTTTTTCTCCGTCAATATTTAGCTTGGGTGTAAGCGTTACATTTTGTGATAGATCAACATTTGGCAATGCTTTGAGAAAGCTAACTGCGTAACCGCTTGAGTATTTTAACTCAAGAAAGTGAGTATTTGAGTCATCTTTTACCGATACAACCCAAAACTTGCCATACTCGGACTCTTTTGTTTTAACATCGGTAATTTTACCAGTAAGTGAGTCATAAAACTCCTCATGTACCTCACGGCCAAGTTTATTTACTCTGCTTACGCTTTTCTCGGTTGCTTGCTTAAATTGGCGGACTAGCTTACCATTTGAGATAGATAAAAATACTCCGCTTGCTTGGTTTGATTGTAAACCCATAATTCTAGTTTTTATTGTTTTGTAAATGATTGACTCTTCTTTG